TCAAACGGATGATGGAGTTGTTGCCCTTGAATGGGTAGCGCGTGTCGGACTCGGACTTGGTGTAGCTGTCGGCAACAGAGAACGCATCGTACACCACCATCTCGACAACATCGTTCAAAGACGCCGCTGTAACCAGCACGACAGTTGTGCCTGTCGTAGCCGCGTAGTCGGTGCCGGGCTTCAGCAGCACACCGTTCTGGTACACATCCATGTACATGCTGTCGGAGTATGTCAGCACTAGGGAGTCAGAGTCTGACCCGCTGAAGCTCGTCTGCCCCGCAGTCGCTTGATACACGAAGCGGTTACGAACGCCGAACTCTGGAGATTTACCTATGTATGGCATTGGTTATCCTGCTATCTCTTGTGCAACTATGTAGGAAATGCCTCTTTCATAATGCTCATTGTCAGTGTCATCCGTGGTTCTATTAAGAGCAAATGTTTCGTTAGAGTGATTTGGCTGAAAAGCAACTTTATAGGTTATCTGTGATGTTGATGATGGGGTGTCAAAGTAATCAAAACGAGCAACTTCAGGGGTACTACCATTATTAGTTTGGTCATACGTCCTAGTAGCTGAACTTATTCCGACGTTTCTATTACTTGCTGCGGCATGTGCTAGTTTTGTGCTGTCTCGTAAGAAGTAAAAAACATGATTCCACATATTGGCTGAGTCTGCGCCAAGCTCACAAAAAACATGAGCCTGTAAATGAATAATGCTGTTTGTAAAATTAGGAGTGATGTTTACCGTCAAATCGGTAAGAATTGTCTCAGTGTCTTGAGTAACACTATAGGTGTTCGTCCCAGTAAACTGCGTATACTGAGTTTGAATAATACTACCGCTACGGTATGCACCGGCTCCTAATTTTGTCAGCGCCATAACTCACTCCTATGCGTAAGGCGAGTCGCCCAGCACAGACGTATCCCAAGCTGCCTTGAGCTTTGCAATCGTATCTGCGTTAGTGATCGCAGATGCCGCTGGTGCGTCACGCAGGGCCGTCTTGGCGTTGACAGCCGCAGTCTTGGCAGACGCATCGTCAGCCTCAAGTGCCTTCATGTAGGCCACGTCTTGCGCCTCTAGGAGGGGGCCACGGACTTCACGGATCTTGTCCTTGAAGATTTCTTTGGCCTTTGCCATGTCCTCGCTGATTACGGTGCCACTCAATGACCATGCACCGCGAAAGTGACGGTCAGAAGGAACGGTAGCCTTGGAAGCCTCGATCTGGTTCCCGTCCTTGTCTACGATGTATGTTGTCGGCATTTTCTGCTCCTCTAAGCTGCCAGTTCATCAGAGATACGCCATGCGTTTCTCCACTCGCGTGTCGCCGGAAGTTGCTGCTTCCGACAGATCACCATCTTCGGGCGGTTGCCCTCGTCCCACGACTGCCATACAGACTGTGGTACGTCCTTCTGGATGAGGTATTCGATGGCCTCTTCTTCAGTCATCGGCCCCATCGGTTCCGTATCATGCAGCAAGTAGCCGCGTGTATGTTTCTTGAAGTCGGGCTGCGCCTCGTCCTTCGCTAATTCCCAGTATACCCACACCGGCGGCAGTATCCCACCCTGCAAGGCACAGGCCATCCAGTTGGGATCCGGCACCAGTATCTTGGCGCACTCGTCTACCTTGTCTTCGTACACGACACGATAGTCTGACTGCACACCATCAAGGTTTTCCTTGGCCCAACAGAGCCTGTCCCATAGATGTGTGCCTTGAAACTCTGGGGTTACTGTCATGCGAGGTCTCCGTTGTTATCAACGCCACATATTCTGTCGCTAAAACTAGCGTTATTAAAAACCTGCTCGTAAGAACAAGTGCTAGTTGTAGGAGTTCCATCCAATGTGACTGTCGTGTTATACGCAGTGGCGCTACCGGACTGACTCATTCCTGTAAAATTATAATCATCTGCACCAGTAAAACTGGATGTAAAATTGGTGATAAATCTACCAGTTGAAGAGTCTGTGACACTCGCAATATTTAAACTCTGATGAACGGTAGGACCAGCTTGTTCAAATTTAAGAAACGCTTTCGCACTACCCGCCACGACATAATTCGTATCCACCGAACCCGCAGTCGAGTGCGTCAGGGTATCTGCTTTGAGTGTGCCGAAGCTAGGCATTATGCGAGGTCTCCATTGATTTGAACATGCACAGCCTCGTGGTCAATAAAAGAACCAAAAGTTGTATTACCGCATGATAAATAAAACTTTCCGGTTTCATGCACGGCATGATTTTCTGTTAAAATGTGTCCTCCGTTCGTACCTAAAGCGGATGAATAATTTGCGGTATTCATTGCGTTAGTAAAACTTGGGTCATACCTTCCTGTTCCTGAATCGGCAACAGAAGCGATATTGAGACTGTCGTTAATAACATTAGTGTCTACGCCACGATAATCCATCCAAGCCTTTGTCAGCCCCTGTTCCAAGTTAGTGCGAGTGGTGCTGTCGGTAGCATGGCCTGCGAACACTTCAATCGTGGTGTCCGTGGTGTTCCCCGTGAGTTGATTAACAAGAATGTTACTCATGCGAGGTCTCCTATGATGATGACTAAATTGCGCTCCGAATCGGCATCAGTTTGAGCAAAAGAATAAGTGCCGTAACTTGCCGTAGTTAGAGTGCCAATGTTGCCAGCATAGTCATTATTAAACCCCGTATAACTTGTGCTTGAAGTGGCGTTTTGAAAATACGACCCAGAATAGTTTGCGTTACCCATGTTATTGGTGAAACTAATTGGAAACGTCTGCCCCGTCCCAGCGTCAGTTAGACTGCTAAAATTAAAAGAATCACGCATTGCTGTCGTGGTAATTCCTGTAAAATTAAGCCACGACTTTGCTGCCTGTTGCTTCGTCAGAGTAACCGCACCGCCACCTGTGCTCTGGATAGTATCTGCCTTTAAGGTACTCATAGCGTCACCAATGTCCCGCCGCTTTCAACGGTCAAGGTCACGCCACTGGCTACAGTGAACGGGCCTGTCACGTTTGCGTTCTCGCTTGCGAGGATTGTTATGTCGGAGGTCAAACTCTGTGCGTTGGTGCGGAATATCCCCCCGCCCTTGAATGTCCCTCTGTTCTGTTCCGGCGGCGTTACAGACGATGCTGCCACACCCATGTAAATCACGAATATGTTGCCGGTGCCACTAGACGGCGCTGCTGTGAACGTCAGGGTTGTGCCATCTGGCACAGTAAACGCATCATCACTTTCCTGTACGACGCCATCGACAGACACGATGATGTCTTCCTTCGTAACCGCTTGGTTCAGGGTAAAGGTTGTGGTTGAACCGTTACCGTTGAACTCTTGTGTGGCAGTCCGCGCCTGAAACTGCGATACGACAGGGTTGCCAATAAACGGCATCAGGTGATCTCCATGATACTCAAGGCCGCGTCGATCTTGGCGGCGACACTACAGTCGATCTTCAAAACATCTGTGGTCTGCAAGACAACCTTGTTACCGGCCAGCAGTTCGACAGAAGACCCCGCCGGGATCGGGATGTCCTTGACCAGAAGAACCGTCTCGTTGGTCTCCGTGTCGGATGTGTCAGACACAAGCTGTACGTCGGCGGTCACCTGACTTGTGTGTACGTTACACAGCATCAGGCCCAAGACCACGCTGGTCGTGCTTGATGGTACGGTGTACAGGGTTAGCGGCGTACCAGCACTCGCTGGCATGGCCGCATTCGTCTTCACTTTGAATGTGTTTGCCATGTTCCTATCCTAGTGCGATTGCCAGTGCGGTTGCCTCATCAGTAGTTGAAGCGCCAATATCAGATGCTAACTCTGATGCCGATCTCCCCTCTATTGACGTTCCGTTTACACGCAAGAAGTCGTTATCTGCAACGCCGGATGTAAATACTGGGACGTTGCCGTTGCTAATACCTGTAGCCGCAACAGCCGCTGTGCCAAGGCCGAGAGATGTCCGTGCTGTGGCTCCAGTCTCCAACACAAAGTTCGAGCCATCACCAACGATGAAGCCACCATTCGTGACAGCAAGGCCAGCCACATCCTGAAGCTGCGCGTCGAGTCTGGCGTTGGGAACTGTGCCGCTACCTAGTTCAGAAGCGTTGAGCGAGGTAAGACTCGCGCCGCTGCCATCCGTAAGTTGCACTGTGCCAGTCGCATCCGGCAGGGTAATGGTACGATCAGCGGTTGGATCTGTGACGGTCAGCGTGGTTTCGTGATCGTTAGAGGTTGCGCCTTCAAACTTTAAATCAACTCCGATGTTAAGCCTTACATCTCTATTGCTAATAACTGTATCGCCATTGCCTTGTATTCTGATGCGGGAAGCCGCTACGGTGCCGTTAGCCATCACAGAAAGGTCTAAAAGACCATCTTCAGTGCCGTCTGTGTCATCATTTATTTTTGCATTAATACCGGCGTAAAATACATTTTCGCCTGCGTCATTGTCTCCCTTGAACTTTATGTGTCCAAGCACGTCATTATTTGCTGGAGAGCCGCTGTCGCGATTTAAGATTAAAAGTGGACCCTCTGCGGACCCTGAATCGGTATCTGTTAG